TACGTTGGGTCGGTCGCCAACCGGTACCTCGGGGTGCAGGCACCGGAGTACAGCGACACGTCTGGCAAGGACTGGCAGTGGGGCAAGTCGGCGTGGCGGCGCAACGTGGAGCACGTGCCTCTGTGGCAGCCGATCCGGATGCTGTCCATGTACCCGTCGGGTAAGGGCTTCGACTCGTCGCGCGGCGACGGGAACTTCCGTATGTGCCGGTCTGTGTGGGTGCCCGACCTCAACGCGGACGTGTGCGAGGTGCTGGTCGATGAAGGTCTGGCGAAGTCCTACACACAGAACGACGACACGGAGTTGCAGCGCGGCAATGCGAACATGGCCCGAATGGAGCGGGCGTCGTTGGCGGGAATTGCCATCTTCCGCAACACGAACGCTGAGGCGGGCAAGTGGAGATGCGAGTTCGACGCCAACGAGATCTTCCTCTACAACATCTCAGCAGGGGCCAACCGGTACGTGGGTGACTGGCACGTCATGGACATGGCCGGTGTGACGAACCACTGGCAGATCAAGAACAACCCAGAGGGTGTTGGTCCCCTGTACTGCGATCAGGGAGCCATGATCCGGATCAACATGGGTGGTTTGGACAACTCTCCTGCACTGGAGACTGCTTCCGTCCACCTGAACGAGGCCGACGACGAGCCGGGGGAGTTGATCTGTTGGGCACGCAGACTTGAGGGCGTCGCTGGGAATGGCGTGTCCATGGAGATGGCGATCAACAGGAATGCGTAGGTCCGGATTCGAACTTCGAATGTGTAAACTAGGTTGTGTGAAGTGCTCAGTAGATGCCTGTGACAAGGCCGTGGTCGCCCGTGGGTGGTGCCGGACGCACTACATGCGTTGGAAGAGACATGGCGATGTCAACACGGTCAAGCGTCAGTCTGGCCGGGTCTGCTCAATAGAGGGCTGTGGGAAGCCACACCAGAGCAGGGGCTGGTGCTGGACCCACTACGAGAGGTGGCGCACTCACGGGGATCCCCTGTTCGAGGCAGAGCACTCTCAGTGGCTTGGGGATGCTGTTGGCTACGCCGGAGCCCATGAGCGACTTCGTAGGGAGCAGGGTCCAGCGTCCAGCAGAGACTGCGTGGACTGTGGAGCCCCCGCTGAACATTGGTCTTTGAAGAGGGACTATCGAGGGGATCTGAAGAAGAACGATCAGGATCAGATCTGGACTCTCGACTGGGATGACTACGAGCCTCGCTGTGTTCCATGTCATCGGGAGTACGACAAGACTTGGGGCGGACGGAAGGGGCGTCCCCCAGTTAGCCTGAGTACATGAGGCACAGCGATCCCGGTGGGAGATTCAGCGTGCCGTGGGAGCAGACAGCCATCTTCGACGGCATCGATGGGGAACTCCGGTCCCCGGTCGGTCACCACGTCCAGTGGATCGAGTTCGACCCGGACGCCTCCGCCGTGGATGAGATCTACGACGTGGCGGATCAGGTCACAGGTCGTCAGTGGAAGGATCCTGTGCGGATCCCCGCCTTCGCAGCCTTCATCTATCAGGGACCCTCGATCCACAACGATCGAGGCTTCTACAACACCGACATCCTGCGCGTGAGCGTGGCTATGGACGTGATGGAGCGGGTCTTCCCGGGTCTCGTCTGGGACCCTGACACCCACATCCGGGACCGGGTCCTGTACCGGGGGAAGATCTTCGTCCCCACGCGGATCTACCTGCGCGGTTTACTGCGGAACGCGCACACGATCTTCACGATCGACGCCAATCAGGTCAATCCCGAGGAGTACGTCAACGATCCCCAGTTGGTCGAGTGGTCCAGCCGGGACGTGTACCCACCGCAGCCGAATGACCCCCAGATGGTCAGGACGCGGACCTCAAGGTAGGCTGTCCTTCGTCTTCTTCCCAAGGGATGACACGAACTGCCCCGGCTCTTTGCTCCCCCGTTGAGCGCCGGGGCTTTTCGTTGCGTTGAGCCTGACGGGGATTCTCCGTGCCCATACGGTTGTGGTCATAGGAGGAGTCCACTGCGGGGCTCCCCCCGAATGCGGCAAGGGGCGGTGCGGAATGCCCGAGGGACTGAAGGCTGTCGATGCGGCCTTGGATCGTGTTGCCTCGCGCATGACCCCCGTCATCCAGAACCGCGCTGTTGAGGCCGGATGGCCGGAGGATGTCGCCTCCCGCCTCTCCATGGTTCGGTCCCCCACCGGTATCGGAGTCCACTTCAGTGGTGACTCCACGGAGGCAGAAGATCTGGAGTTCGGCAGCGCCACGTCTGGGCCTCGATCGGTTCTCACCTCCTTCCACACTCCCGCGATGAAGCAGCAGATCGAGAAGATCTCACGGGACTCGATGGACGAGATCATCGAGCGGATCGGGAAGGTGTTCTCATGACCGCTGTCCCTACCTACCCGTCCGAGGGATTCCTCCTCGATGAGGACCGAGCCCTCCGCGACCTCATGAAGGGGATCGTCGTCTCGGACAACGAGAACCAGACCCGGAACGTCGAGGCGTGGTTCGGTCATCCGGATCAGGAACTGCGGGAGCAGAAGTACCCGTACATCACCGTGGACCTGATCGAGATCACTGAGGGTCTGGACCGGGTTCACCGAGGCGACCTCTGGCTCGACAACGAGCCCCCGGAGTGGTGGGGGTACCCGCCGCTCGCTCCGGACCACAAGTGGCGGACGGAGATGACCACCCCGGTCGATCTTCACTACCAGATCGGAACGTGGTCGAGGCACCCCCGCCATGATCGAGAGATCCTCCGGGCCTGCATCCTTGGCGGTCGAACCTCGCTGCGTGCGGGAGTGGTCAGGACGGCAGACGGATTCATCCGTCGGCTGGACTATCTGGGCCACGTGAAGAGGGACCGCGAGGAGAACGGCAAGAGGCTCTACAACAACATCTTCCGCTTGCGGATGTCCTCTGAGGTCCCGTTCGGGGTCGTGGAGCAGTTCCAGCAAGTGGATTCGGTGCACCTCAACATCCGCACTCGGGCGGACGAGTGGCGGGGCGAAGAAACCCTCGACTCGGTAGTTGTGACGGAGTAATGACCGGCCTGTACGCATACTCGATTGGAGAAGTCGCATGACCCGTCCCGGCGTTTACGTCAGTGAAGCCCCGCTCCCCCGCGTGGTCGCGAACCCGAATACCTCCGAAGCAGTCGGTGGGTTCTTGGGTACCGCCCTTCGCGGGCCGACCCAGCCCGTCCTCGTGACCTCGTGGTCCGACTTCGCCGCCAAGTTCGGTGGATTCGGCTCGGGTACCACCCTCCCGGACGCTCTCTACCAGTTCTTCAACAACGGAGGCAGCGTCGCCTACGTCACGCGCGTCCTCGCCTCCGACGCTGTGGCGGCGACCGCCACCTTCAATGACACCGCCGATGATCGTCTGACGATCACCGCTGTCACGGAGGGCGTGTGGGGCAACGGCATCACGGTGGACGTGGTCGTGGAGTCCAACTCCAACACGTTCACGCTCACTGTCCGGGAGATGATCCGGGGAACGAGCGTCACGGTGGAGCGGTTCCGCGACCTGTCGATGGATCAGACCTCGCCCCGGTACGTCGTGGGAATCGTCAACTCCCCGACCATCGGAAGCAACTACATCTCAGTGGTGGACATCGACAAGGATGACGCTCCGCTGGCTGACGGAGGCACCGACACCCTCACCGCAGGATCTGACGGTGTCGCCGGGGTCGTCGCGGGCGACTACAGCGCGGCCTTCGACGGCTTCGATGACATCAACGCCAACTTCATCTTCAACGCCCCCGGCGTTCCCGATGTGTCGGCGCTGGTCTCCAAGATCGAGGGACCGACCGGTCGTCAGGACTCGATCATCATCGTGGACACCGCCGAGAACCAGACTCCGGACATGTTGGGGGCCTCGCTTCCGACCTCGTCCTACGCGGCGGTGTACTACCCGTGGGTCTACATCTCCGACCCGGCTCCGGATTCGGTCCGGGGTGGCATCAAGAAGGTTCCTCCGGGCGCATCCGTTGTGGGGATGATCCTCCGCACGGATACCTCCCGAGGCGTCTTCAAGGCCCCGGCGGGTGTGGGGGCCACGCTGACCGGCGTGGTCGCCAACGAGACCCGGCTCACCAACACTGAGTTGGATGCCCTCGCGGGGATGAACGTGAACGTCGTCCGCCCGGTTCCGGGCTCCGGCATCGCGGCCATGGGCGCACGTACCCGGGCGTTCGGAACCACCGACCAGTACGTCTCGGTCCGTCGAACGATCAACTACGTCAAGAAGCGGGCCACTGAGGTCAGCAGGTTCGCGCTCTTCGAGCCGAACTCCCCCGCCCTGTGGGAGCAGTTGCGGGTCGCCAACGGTGCGTTCCTCTCGGAACTCTGGCAGATCGGGGGCCTCGCCGGTCTCGACTTCGCTCAGGCGTTCTACGTCAAGTGTGACGGTGAGAACAACACCGTACAGACCATCTCCAATGGAGAGGTTCACGTCGAGATCGGGATCGCACCCGCGTTCCCAGCAGAGTTCATCGTCATCCGCGTCGGCCAATTCGAGTCGGATGCTTCAACCGTCGTCACTGAGGAGGTCTGACCCATGGGTACGGCTGCTGCCAATGCCAATCTTCCGATCAATGGTCGGGACAACTTGAACTCGGATCCCACGAGGAACTTCCGGTTCCTTGTGGAGTTCCAGCCCTACGGGGACCCGCACCCGATGAAGAAGGTGAACTTCGGGTTCACGTCGGTCTCGGGTCTGTCCATGGCCGTGGAGTCCATCCCTTACCGCGAGGGCGGGATGAACACCACCCTGCACCAGATCCCGGGGCAGGCGTCGTTCTCCCCGATCACGCTCACCCGGGGCGTTCATCTGGGCAACAGTCAGGCGTGGCGATGGATGAAGCGTCTGTTTGCTGCGGTGGGTCCGACCACCAATGGCGGGTACCCCGCGTACCAGTTCCGGTCCTCGGTCACGATCCACGTTCTCCAGCACCCGGTGAACATGGGCAACGACACGGGCGTCCAGTACGGCGACGGGCTTGTTGGATCCCGCAACGATCCGATCGCCATGTCCTTCCGGGCGTACAACGCTTGGATCTCGTCGCTCGCGTACTCTGACCTGAACGCTGGCGACAACGCCATCGCGGTCGAGCAGATGACTCTCGTCCACGAGGGGCTCGACATGTACTGGGAGAAGGACCTCGGTGGGCAGGCCACTGTGAGGAACGCTTCACAGTTCGCACTCTGATACTCAAAGGAGCATAGAAGGTGACGACAGACATTCGGATCAACGATCCCAGCGTCCAGCAGGTAATCCACGAGGCCAATCAGGGGACGGCTGAGCGCCCCAGTGGCCCTGTGCTGGAGGATCCCCGAGACTCTGTCTTCACTCTCGCTGCGGGGTATGTGACGAACGACGGGACATGGGCCAAGACGTTCGAGGTCCGGGAACTGACGGGTAGGGACGAAGAAGCCCTTGCTCGGATCTCGGACCTCGGACGGTCCGTCACCGCCATGATCTCTCGGGCGACGGTTCGTCTGGGGCCGGACAAGGTGACGGATGAGGCTCTGGACAGTCTCGTCGCGGGGGACTGGGACACGATCCTCCTCGCCATCCGGACTGCGACCTTCGGCCCAGAGGTGGAACTCACTCCGACCTGCAACTCCTGTCGGACGAAGTACGAGGTCACCGTGGACATCACGAAGGATCTCTCGATTCGAACTTCGAATATCGAGGATCTGACGTGGACCGTCCAAGGTAAGCGGAGTGTGTACGAGGTCTCCCTCTACACCGGGGCGACCCAGAGGAAGATCCTCGCCCAGATGGGTGAGGAAGGGCGGACTGTCGCGGTCATCAACACCGAGATCCTGTACGACAGCATCTCCTCGATCGACGGACTTCCAGTGCTGGGCTTGGACGATGTTCGGGATCTCCCGATCGCGGACCGGAGAGCACTGCTGGAATCGATTCAGGAACGAAGGGTGGGGCCGGATCTTCAGGGGGTGACGATCAAGTGCCCCACTTGCGGCAATGAGCAGCCATATCCGCTCAGCGCCGCCGCCTTGTTTCAATGAAACACACCACTCCTACGGAACACTGACTCTCCTGTACGACGTACTGACTCAGAAGTACCCCGGTTGGACCCTGAGCGAGATCCGGGACCTGTCGATCCGGGAGCGAAAGAACTGGCTAGAGATCGTGCGTTGGCGACATAGGAGGTAAGTGATGTCTGAGGATCCGGTCTTCAGCGGGTTCAGCAGCGGCGACTCCGCGAGCACCTTCGCCAACGTCATCTCCGGCATCAAGTCGGACATGGCTGCGATCGAGAAGAGCGCCAAGGCCATCGAGCGCAGCCTCCACCGGGCCTCCTCCTCCCGCATCTCCACGGGAGGAGCGGGGAGCGCTCCTACAGGCGCGGGTGGAACTGGCGTCACCAAGGATCAGGGGATGTCCCTCGGGGAGATCTCCAGCAGTGTCCCCGGCAAGATGCGGGCACTCGCGTTCGGCGGTGGAGCACTCGCTGGAGGGTGGGCAGGAGGCATCGCGACAGCGGGCCTCCCGGACCTTCGGGTAACTCCGAATGAGGCGCTGAACTACGAGGCCGCGAAGTTCGGCACGATGCAGGCCACGGGGTCCTTCGGCTCCTTCCAGAACATCATGGACTCGGCGAAGACGGACTTCAACGTCCAGAATCAGCAAGCCTTCATGCAGTCCATCGTGGCGGGCACCCAGCGGGGTGGCATGGTCGGACTGATGGGCGGGGGCACCGTCGGAGAGCGTCGGGCTGGGACGATCATCGGTGGGTTCAGCAGTCTCGCGGGGATGGCTGGAATCGACCAGTCCACCGTGGGCAGCACCATGAACTCGATGTACGGGGCGACGGCGTACTACTCCGCGCTGGCGGCAGGAGTCCAGACCCGAAACCCAGTCACCGGAGAACTCGCCTCCGCCGAGTCCATGGTGAATCAGTTGTGGGCCAACACGGGGATGAAGGGGAAGTCTGGTCAGGACGCTCTTACCCAGATCGACATCGACTACGGGTACGCCGGTCAGGGACGTGCTCAGTTGATGCAGATGTTCGGCGGGGACGAGAACGCCGTCCAGTCCGTGATCGAGGGCATGCGTATCCGTGCCCAGAACGAGGGAAAGGCGCTCACAGCCGGTCAGATCGAGGAGCAGTCCAAAGAGGCCGGAATCCTTGGCACCAAGGAGACGCAGGGACTGGAGACGGCGCGCGCTCTGGAGTCGGCGAATCTGGGCCTGACCGCTGAGTACGCCATGGACGTGACGACCGGGTTCGCGGATGCGGCGGAGAAGATCACCGAAGCAGTGAACCTTCTCGCGGACCTTGAGGGACCTCTCCGGACCATCGTGGGCAAGTACATGGAAATCGCAGCGGAGTTGGACACCTTCCAGACAGAGGTCCCGGGAATGACCAAGGACCTCACGAACTTCTTCGGGGGTCTGCCCGGTGCCATCCTGATGGCACTCGGAGGAAAGTCCCTCCTTGGTGGAGCCCTGAAGACGGGCGCAGGCGTTGCGGCGCGGGGTGCCGGGGCTGCTGCCCTCTCGGCTGCTGCTCCTCTTGCCATTCCTGCCGCAGCCCTCGTCGGAACGACTCTGGCCGTGGGTGCCGTAGGTACGTGGGCGGTGAACAGGTACACCGACTACCCGGAGCATGGTGGCTCGAAGGCGAACTCGGCAATCGCGCGCAACGCGGGCACGAACACGCGGTCCTCTGGGTACGGCTCCTACGCCGAAGGCGAGTGGAACGTCGAGAGCGACCAGATCGCCCGCATCCACCATGGGGAGATGGTCCTGCCCAACCGGGTCGCCTCAGCGGTCCGCGAGGAACTGGCGCTCGGACAGACCTCGGGACCGGTCAACAGCAGGACCTCGCCCAAGAAGGGCGGCGAGGGGACCACCGTCAACATCTACCTGACCGTGCAGCGGGCATCTGATCAAGAGGCGGTGCAGTTCGCCCACAAGGTGAAGCGCCTCATCGATGACGATCAGGAACTCCTGAGCATTGGGTCCGGGAGGTTCTGATGCGCCCTTCTGTTCCCGGAGGCTCCTACGGCAACGTCGCCATCACGTCGCCCTCCAATCCGATGGAGGATCGGGAGATCGCTATCACATCCCCGTCCAACCCCATGGAGGACATGGACAGCGGAGGTGACTCCTCAGCAGGTACCGGTGAGGAAGAGATCCCCATGATGGATGCGTCGGGGATGCCCTTCCGGTTCAACCCGCCCCTGCATCCGGCTGCCCGTCATGTTCGGGCGGACTTCGGGGCGAAGACCTACAAGCGGGGTCAGGACGACATCCTCTACAGCGAGACCGCCATGAAGTTCGGGGCGGACTCTGCGAGGCGAGATGGAGGTTCCTCCGCCTTCGAGAACCTCCGTCTTGGGCGCATCGTTCAGGGGGACATGGCCCTGACAGCAGCCATGCTGGAATCCAATAAGCGGTACGGGATGAGGTTCCTCTACAACCCCTCGCAGGTCTCAGGTGGACTGAGCGTGGGGGTGGACTTCATCCCCAGCCAGCAATCCACCGGGTCCTTCGTTCTTCAGGAGGGACTGGAACAACTCACCTTCGAGATCTTGGTCAATCGGATCCCTGACGTGCAGACGAGGGCGGGCCGGAACGAGTACGGTCCGATCTCGATCAGCAAGGAGGACCGGAAGCAGATCCAAGAGCGCGGCACCCACTACGACATCGACTTCCTGTACCGGTGCGCCAATGGGACCCACAACCTTCGATCTCGGTCCACCACGGGCGACATCGGTCTTCTTCTGCCCAACCCCTGCAATCTGGTGCTTGGTCCGTACACGACTCGTGGCGCGCTCACCAGCGTCAAGGTGGACGACCAGATGTTCTCTCAGGACATGGTCCCGATCCTGTCCTACGTGACGATCACGTTCACCCGGTTCCTGAGCACGACCCCTGAGGAGACCTCCCGTCTGGAGTCCTCCGGGATAAGCAGGGATGACTCCTCAACTGCGGGCGAGGGGACTGAGGTCGCGTCTCCCGGACGGAATGCACTCTCGGGGTCTCAGGTCTACAACCTCGCCAAGGGTGCGGGATTCACCTCCTCACAGGCAGACACCATGACTCAGATCGCATGGAAGGAGTCCGGTTGGAACGCGAGCGCCCTGAACCCCAAGGCCCCGGACCTCTCCTTCGGACTGTGGCAGATCAACATGTACGGAGATTTGGGTCCGTCCCGTCGGAGAGCCTATGGGCTGAAGTCGAACTCAGATCTGTTCAACGCAGCGACGAACGCTCGGGTGGCTCGGGGGGTCTGGAAGTCTCAGGGCTTCAATGCGTGGAGCGTCTACAAGAACGGCTCGTACAAGAACGTCAAGATCGACTGGAGGTGAGTTGAATATGGCTGTCGCTCGCGCTGCGAATACGAACATCACGATCACCTCTCCCTCCAATCCCCTAGTGGAGAGCCCTGTGGAGGAGCCCGCCGGAGGGTCCGACACCCTGACGGACACCGACATCTCCGGCAAGGAGTTCCGGTACAACCCGCCGATGCACTCCGCGAACCTTCACAGGCGAGTGGACCTCAGTAACGATGGAGGCTCCATCTCGTCGGTGTACGACGAGGGAGGAGCGCCCAGAAACTACACCGAGACATGGGCCAACAAGAACCTGAACGATCTGCGTCTCGGGAGGATCATCCAGCATCATCTGGCCCCCGGACACACGTCTCTGATGAAGTACCGGTGGGGATTCCGCTTCCTCTACAACCCGACATCGCTGACCTTCGCGTCTTCCCGGAATGACTCGTTCGTCATCGACGGTCGGAGCGAATCCAACCGGGCGATCTCGGGTGTCAACCAGAACTACCAGACGGTCATAATGAACCTTCTCCTCGACCGTGTCCCCGATGTGATGGCGGACAGCATCAAGGGAAGTGACTACTCTCCCGCCCTGCGCAAGAACGACAAGGACGGACTTCGGAAGTTCGGGACCCACTGGGATCTGGAAGCGCTGTTCAAGGTCTGCAACGGGGAGTGGAAACTGACGGACCGGGGAAGGTCCTCGAACCTCGGTGTGCTCATTCCCAGCAACGCACGCCTGATCCTCGGCAAGGGCGACAACCTCTACGGATTCGTGGAGGCCATCTCGTACAACGACATCCTGTTCTCGCAGGACATGGTGCCTATCCGCACAGAGGTGTCCCTCACCTTCCGACGCCACGTGGACATGTCGGCGGATCAGGTGGAGATCTCCTTCCCGGGCATTGGATCCATCGGTACTGGAGAGGACGAGACAGGTTCCTCCGACAACGGGTCTGTGGGGAACAACAAGAACGCTCCCCTCCCCGGGTACAACAAGGTGACCCGGGGGTTCTGGGCTCACGGGGGTGCAGCCGGGTGGGGAGGCTGGGACTACGGGTCCTCGGGGGTGAACGGCAAGCCCGTCCACGCCACTCATGGTGGGAAGGTGTCGGCAGTTCGGTACCTCACGACCTCCTACGGACGGCACGTGATCGTCACGAGCGGGAACATGACGATGATCTACGCGCACATGAGTTCCATCAATCCCAATCTCCGGGTGGGTCAGTCGGTCAGTACGGGAGACTGGATTGGCCGGGTGGGGAGCACTGGGAACTCCAGCGGGCCTCATCTGCACTACGAAGAGCGCCTGAATGGAACCTCGCGGATGCCGATCTTCGCGAACAACACTGGGAAGGTCCGATGATTACCAGCCGATCTCGATACGTCGATGGCCGAATCGTTCCGATGACCGATGGCGAGGTCGTGGCCTTCCGGACCTTCCCCGCAGTGACTCAGGATCCGCTGCTCTACACGTGGAACCAGTCCGACCGGTTGGATCGTCTCGCCGCTCGCTACCTCGGCTCTCCGCTGCTCTGGTGGAAGATCATGGACGCCAACCCCTTGATCCAGAGTCCGAATGACATCCGTCCGGGAACGCAGATTCGGATCCCCCGCCGTGTTTAGGCTCTTCCCGGCCAAGGTGTCGTTCCCCCTGACCAGCACTTCGCCCAAGGACGTGAGTGTCCTGACCGTTCTTCGTCACGAGTACAAGATGGACGTGGCCCGGCTGTCCCTCCATGTGGACTATGACGAGTTGAACAAGTACGTGACCGCAGGAAGCCCTCTCCGGATCCGGTGGGGCACTGGACTCCGTTTCGATGAGTTCATCGGGTACGTCCACTCGTTCCGTCCCGAGACGGACGGCATGACGAAGAGCACCGAGATCATCGCCATCTCAGCGGCGTACCCGATGTTCAACGAGAGTGGCCGGACCTACACCGACGTGGGGATCCACAACATCGCCCAGCAGATCGGTGACGACTACCGTTTCCAAGTGGAAACGGACATGCACCCGTACATCCACGAGCAGATCCTCCAGAAGGGCGACTCTGACTGGACGCTGCTGACACGTCTCGCCCAGCAGTGGGGCTACATCGTCCTCGTGGATGGCGTGACGCTCGTGTTCCGTCCGCTGGAGCACGTGCTGGAGGAGAACTACCGGTTCTCCATCCCGGCACGCACGAGCATTGAGGGCACGATCGATCCCACGGCGAACATCCTCTCGTTCCGGGAGTCCTACTCCGCAACAGGGGAGTCCCCGATGACTGGCACGGGCTTCTACGGGGTGGACCCCATCAGGGTGAAGACAGTGGCCCAGAGAGAGGTCGAGGCGGGAGCGGAGACCCCGATCTTCTCGGAGATCGATGTGGAGCGATCAGTCACGTCGGACCTTGAGGGCGAACTGAAGACTGAGAGCGTCCGGGCGTCTGGCGCGTTCCCGTTCGAGGCCACGGCAACCTTCCGGGCTCCGTACCGGAGGAAGCCGTTCGACTGCTACCGGATCCACCACGACGGCAGGGTGAGGACGTGGGTCGTGAGGTCGGTCAAGCACGTGATCACGGGGAACGACTACATCGCAGAGGCCGTTCTCGGGTCGGATGGAGCGGATCACTCGTCCAAGTCACGGGAATCCCAGTTGGACATCAACACGCTGCTCAAGCAGAACAGACGGGCCAAGAGGCCGATCCCCACCATCATCAACTCTCGCCCCTACTTCGTGGGAGCGGGCGCTAGTGCTGTAGTTCCGGACCAGCGATGGAAGGCTCAGGTCATGACTGTTCCTGTGAACGACGCGGAGGTGACGCCATGATCGGAGTGAAGTTTCCCTTCACCATTCAGGGTGGCTCGGTGGCCGTGTCCGACAACTCGACAGAGGTCATTGGATCTCAGGTCGTGTTCTGTCTGGGGACGATGATCGGGGAGCGGGTCATGCGCCCAACGTGGGGCGTGGACATCGTCAACACCGTGCATGCCGTGGGCGGAGACCTCGACATGGCGATGAGTGAGGCGATCACCAACGCCTTCCAGATCTGGTTCTCCGACTACGAGGTGCGGGAGGTCGTTCTGAGCAGGAACCAAGAGAACCCGGCCTATGTCGAGGTCGAGGTCCGGTTCGGCAAGTACGACAGCGAGGTTGATGAGATTGTCCGGGTGGGCACGCAACTCCCCGGTGGGACTGAGATCTACACGAACGAGGGATTCTGATGGCTACTTCCCCGCTGCTTCCGGTCATTGACTACACGAGCCGCGACTACGAATCGATCCGGGCAGACCTGATCCGGCTGATCCGGGCGAGGATCCCGTTCTGGACGGCGGACAACCCGTCGGACTTCGGCGTGGCTCTGGTCGAGGCGTTCGCCTACGGGATCGACGGCCTGCACTACTACTTGGACCGGGTAGCGAATGAGGCGTACCTGCCCACCGCCGTGCAGCGGGAGTCCCTGTACTCGATCGCCTCCATGTTCAACTACACGCCCCGTCGAGCGTCTCCGTCCACGGCGTACTTGGAGTTCCGGAACTCGACGCAGGCGGAGATCACCCTCCCCGCCGGTACCCGAGTTCAGGCCAGCGTGCCCGGACAGTCCGGCGCGATCCTCCGCAACTTCGAGACGCAGGAGGACACGATCCTCGCGGCTGGCTCCGCCATCGCTGATTCCAGCGTTCGGGACATCATTGCCATCGAAGGTCGTACATATCGGGACGAGACAATCGGCGTATCCAATGGCTTCGTTGGACAGCAGTTCTTCCTGCCACGAACTTCAGTTCTCAGTGACACGATCCGTATCACCACCCAACTCGGGGACTCCGCAGTCGAGTGGACTGAGGTGCCCTCACTTCAGGAGGATGCCTCCCCGTCGGATCAGGTGTTCGAGGTGTACCAGCAGACGGACGGATCCTCTGTGGTCCGGTTCGGGGATGGACTGCATGGCGTGATCCCCGGTCTGCACGCGATCGTCCGGGCGACCTACCGGGTGGGGGGCGGCACGGGCGGCAACGTCCCGGCGAACACCGTCAACACGATCATCGAGCCGGTCCTCTACGGAGTCAGCGTCACCAACCCGGACGCTGCCACGGGAGGTACGAACGCCGAGAGTCTGGACAGCATCCGGATCAACGCTGCTCGCGCCTACCGATCCCGAGACCGGGCGGTGACTCTGGCGGACTATGTCGCTGTGGCCGAGAGCGGGATCACAGATGTCCATCAGGCCAAGGCCGTGGGCAACAACGGGTCCTCCGTCACTGTCTACGTCGCGCCGATCGATGATGGGACACGGAAGCCGGTGTCCCCGGAACTGAACGACACGGTCAAGTCCTTCTTGGAGGCGCGCGCCATGGCGGGCGTGACCATTCAGGTCTTCGGAGCGGCCTACACGGACATCTACCTTGAGATGAACGTCCACTGTCTCTCGACCGCGCACCCTGCTGAAGTAGAGGCCGCAGTTGCGGAGCGGCTGGACTACTACTTCCGGTACCAGAACGTGGACTTCGATCAGACGATCTCGGCTCAGGGCCTCTACTCCTTGTTCGCAGGCGTGGAGGGTCTGGACTATGTGGAGATCACCGCTTTGGGCACCTCTCCCAGTCCATCCGGGGTCACCACGATCCTGATGACGGACATCGCGGTCAACGCGATCCCGTACTTCTCCTCGACAGGCACGCTCACGGTGACCATGTACGGCGGGATCGGTTCCTGATGTCCATCTACTCAGCCCTTCCGATGTACTCCTACATCGGCGCGGACCCAGACATCGATCTGGAGAATCCGCGCTTTGTGATCCACGTCGAGTGGACGTGGCCGGAGGGTGACTGGTCTCACTTCAGCATCGTCCGCAGCACCCGATCTCCGGCGCGTCGCCGGGAAGAGGGTCAGGTGATGATGGAGATCCCCGGCAGGGAGTGGGATCACGAGACCATCGAGCGTCGCCTGCCGGTGTACCGGGATCCTCAGCCGCCTCCGGGAGAGTGGGTCTACTACACCGCGTTCGTGCTCGACCCGAACCGGGTGTGGGTCGTCGCAGGGTCGGTCTTCGAGATCGGCATCTCTGACTATGACTGGTCTATCCGTCTGCCTGAGTCCCTGCCCGGCGTGAGTGTCGGAGACACCACGAGGACGGTGTCCCCCGCATCGCAGAGCAACGAACTGGTCATCTTCCTCCAGAACCCCGGCGCGTTCCTCGATCGCGCGGTGACGATGGGGGAGGCCACCCAGTACTTCTGGGATCCCCTGCGTGTTCCGCCGCAGATGCTCCAGCCGATGACCGAGTCGATCGGGTACCCCTACGACGACTCCATTGGGACTGGTCGTGGGAGGGCAGTCCTGCGAGCCCTGATGGGACCGCAGCAGGGGTCTCAGCAGTTCATCCAGAACTTCTCCGACGGGGTCACCGGGTGCGACACCCGAGTCGTCCTGTCGAACAACCTCATGATCAATGTCAACGAGTCCTCGTTCGAGAGCGGGGAGATCGCAGACACGAACTGGCTGCCAACCGCTGGTCTGGCACTCCGGAAGTACGAGAACTGGTTGGATCCCACGCCCGTCCTTCATCCGAATGTCCAGCATGAGTGGTTCCTCCACATGGAGGCAGGAACCATTTACTGCGGGGACACCGACCCGATCTCGCTGGGTATCCCTGTGGACTCGTGGACCGTGGCCCGAATGGGCTGCTACGCGCATGACGAGGGAACCCCCACGGTCACGCTCGTCATGGGGTTGCGGCTGTATGACCAGATGGGGGTCTACCTTCGGGATGTGGAGATCCTCTCCACTCAGACCCTGACCTCTCAGTGGGTCT